CCGTGGAATCGGATCCGCAATTCGGAGCTTAACGAGTCGGTCGTCACTGACTTCCTGCTACCCTTTCAGCTAACAGCTATCGGGAAGTGTTGCGCCTATGGATCGGCCCATTTATGGGCACCTCCGGGTGCAGGTAAGACCATCATGGCCCTCGCTTACGCGCTCTTTGCGCCGGGTGACGTACTCGTGGTCACGTCGTCGCCTCTAACCGTCCTAGAACAGTGGAGGCGGGAGGTAGAGCGATTCACCACGGGTTTGAAGCCCTTCGTGTACCGGGCACCGTCGAAACGTCGCAAGGGTGACGCTGACGACCTGCAAGCGTACAAACGACGCTGTATTGAGGAGGGTATTCGACCATTCGTCATTGCCGGTTGGTCCATGCTCCGAGAGCACTACCTCGAACTAGCGCAAGGGGCCGCGACCGTCATTTTCGACGAATCGCACAATGCCAAGCAAGTCAAGCGCGACAAGTGGCTACCTCAAGAGGATGGTTCTATCGTGGCTCAACGCCTCGAAAACACGTCAAGAGCGGCGTTTGAGATCGCAAAATCAGCACATCGGCGGTTGTGCACGACGGCCACGCCGATCCCCAACGTTCTCTGGACGGACCTATACGGCCAGCTAACCCTCGTGGAGCCGTGGGGGTGGGGGCGCACGTCTCGACGCTTCGAGAAACGCTATTGCAACGGGCACACTGGCGACTATGGGTGGGTGTGCGATTCGGTAACTCGTGTGGAGGAGCTACGGAAGCGGTTATCCTTTTCGACCGTGCGGATCCCTTACGAGGTATCGCACGCGGAGCTACCCGCGAAACGTCGCCAGATCATTTACGTGGCTCCAGAGGACCAAGTGAAAGCCGCAGCGAGCGCGAAAGGAAGCGAAAACCTCAAGCGCGAATTGAAGAAGGCGACGAAGACCCGCGACAAGGACCGGCTCCTTGAGTTGCGCTTGATGGAAGCCGCAGGATGCAAGCGCAATGCGATCCGCGATATGGTCAAGGACCGTGTTGGCGACAAGGCGAAAATCATCGTGTTCACGGGACGGCGCGAAGACTGCACGGCACTCGGTAAAGCGATCCAGACGAGCTTGAAAAAGAAGCTAACTATCGATGAGAACCTATGGGTCGCAAGTGGCGACCGAACGCAGAAAGAACGTCTAGCGATTATGGATGCGTATATGGCTCACGAAGGGCCGTGTGTCCTAGTCGGGACGTATCAGGCGTGGGGTACGAGTCTCAACCTACAGGACACCGATCACCTCATTTTCGGGATGCTTCCCTACACTCCCGGTATGCTCGAACAGGCCGAGGGGCGTGTGCATCGTTTGGGTATGGATCGACCGGTCCAGATCACCTATCTGATCGCAGAGGAGACGGTAGACGAGACTATCAGCGAGCTTGTGCTGGGAAAGCTGGCTTCCATCGAGAAAGTGGTAGATGCTGGGGGTCTTGATGGGTTGAGTGGGGCACTGGCAGGGCTTGATGACAAGGAGTCGTTGTTGGATGATATGTTGACACGTCTAGATCTTGGAGAGGATGAAAATGAGTAAGCCAATCATTGAGTGGATAAAAAGTGACGAGGGGTATTATCACCTGTGCGCATTTGCCGAGGGTGCGCTTATCGCGGGCTTTCCACAAAAGACACCCACGATGTCACCGACTTTCGGTGCACTGATTATCAAGCGCAAGCCAGTAGGTGTCGAGCCTGAAGTGGTTGCGCTACGACACAACGGCGAGACGTTCGATATTATCAAAAAGTACACGCTATTTGATGACTCTGGAGATCTTTACGATTGGGCATATCAGAGCCTTTTGGTGAGTCTTCCCCATATCGTTAGGGCGTGGAGCGAGTGGGCACCGTTCGTGGCGGATCTCTTCCATGAGGCGATTATCGAGGGTGGGATGCAGGGTAAGACCATGTACTGGTCCACCAACCAACCGGAGATAGAAGCATGAAGCTGTTAGATGCTGGCTCAAGTGGTCGAGGGTGGTCATGGCGCGAGTCATTACTGCGCTGCCCGCAGAAATTCGCATACCGCAATATCCTGAAAGTAAACGAGGGTAGCAAAGAGCCGTTGATTAAGGGTTCGCTCGTGCATACTGGGCTGGCGCACGCCAACGTCGCGCTATTGTGCGAGCAAAACGGGTGGGCGAATGAGCATCTGCCGTGGCGAGATGCGATTGCGGAACAGGCACTACAGGAAGATCAAGAGATCGGCTATGGCGAGACATGGCAAAAGTGGGTGGAGTTAGCGACGGGTGCGACAGGTGACTACCTAGCGCAGCGTGTGGCTCCTCGCGTAATCGCCGTAGAGCATCGACTAGAGATGTGGATTGATGCTGACGGAAGCCTTGTAGACCCTCCTGTGGACGCTGCACGCCGTTCTGCGATGGCGACCGATCCCCGGCTTGCGCTGTTGGGTCCACCGTATCTACATACGACGCGGATCGACCTGTTAGAGCAGGATCAGATGGGCCGCTTTTGGGTGACAGACTACAAGACTTGTTACCGGATCGACGGTCGCAAGCGTGACGGGTTCGCGTTGTCGGGACAAATTTTAGGGCTGACACGGTGGGGAGCGCAGACGTATGGTCGAGACTTTGGTGGAAGTGCACTTCAGATGATCAAGCTGGTCGCTGGGCGTGACCGTTTCCCCCGTGTCATCCCTTCCCCCGCGACGTGGGCGTTGCGAGAGTGGGGTAAGACCGTCGTCGAAAGCGAGGAACGTCTTGCTCGACTCATCGACAAGGATCCCATGCTCTGGCCAAAGACTTTATCCGAGCAGGGACCGTGCATGGATCGCTACGGTCCTTGTTCCTACCGCGATATCTGCATGACCGGAAAGAAAACCTAAGATCACCCCTTGACCAGAAATCCAATTTCCCTTATTTTATTTTGACCATACATCGGAGGACTCCAAATGACCACTTCCAACGCCAGCAATGGCGTACAACACTCGTCCGTCTTGACGATAGCTGCTGGTCCCAGCGGCATCGGAAAAACGACGGACCTCATACTCACATGGCCCCGTGCTCTGTTCTTCTGCGCTCCCGGCGCGGTGAAACCTGCCCGCCAGTTTTTGGGGCGCGATCTGGAGGCATGGCAGATCGTCCACGTCCGAACGATCAGCGACGTGATAGCCCACCTTCAGAAGATGGCGGGTGACGGTAGCCTTCAGCAAGCAAGCGCGGTGGTAGTCGATGACCTCTCGATCCTAGCGGAAAGCTCCTACCTAGAATTGAAATCGAAGTATTCCAAGAGTCACAATTTCGCGATGTGGGATGACCTCAAGAGGCAGTTGCAGACGTTGAGAGAGTGGTTGCGCCACCTTAACCTTCATGCAGGTTGTAACGCTCACCTAGCGGCCCCAGAAACGGATTCGAACGGTGTTTTCCACAAGGGCGGTCCTGCGATGCCCTCCAAGAAGATGCGCAGCCAGATCCCGCATATTGCCGACCTCGTTCTCGTCGCAGAAGCGAAAGCGAATCGTAAGCCTTGGGGTGCTGTCTACCGATGCGACCCACCGAACCCACAATGGCACGTCAAGGACCGTCATGGAGTTTGTAGCGGTATCATGCCCATGAATACCGGCGAGATTCTTCGAGCCGCCGGATACGCGATTCCTCGTCTACCCGGACTCGAATGGCAGGATGCGGTAGCAGACAAGGTGGTCGAAAAGATTAACGAAGGACAAGACCCGATGACCGTCTGGAACGAGTCATGGGAAAAGTTGGCTTCACAAGGTGTTTTTAACGGTCATATCTATATGTCGTTACGAGACGGTATGGATCGACACACGATCCAGACCAAACAACAAACCGGGCTAAAGAGCCTATTTTCCAGCGGAAAAGCCGCAACAATTGGAGGACTAAGTGTCTGATATCATTGATCCAAACTCTCTCACACTCGTATTATCGGGACAATCAGCAATGGGTTCAGGTGGTGGTATGCCACAAGAAGGCGTGCACAAGGTCACTGTAAAGGAAGCGTCGATCAGACGTAACCAGTACGGTGTATCTTTATGGCTCACAATGACCACTGATGGCGGTCACAAATTGTACGATTACGTTGCGCTTCCAACGGCTGAAGCGGCAGCGGTGCCTACAAAGTACGGTACGAAGGCTGAATTTTTCGAGAAGAAATTGAAAGCGACTTTGTGCTCTTTCGGTCACTCGCCGGAAGGAATCAAAGCCTTGACAGGTAACGCTTACACTGGTCAACACCTGATTGACTGGACGTTGAATCGCGAAGGCAACATTTACTACCGTCCACCTGTTGGTAGTGGAAAGCACCAGATTGACTACATCGGCTCGACTTTGGTGGAAAAGGTACGCAGCGGTGAGATCACCTTCCAAGATCGTCGGCAGGGCGGCGAGGCAAGCGTACAGCCTACTGTTGCAGCTTCCATTCCTTCTCCGATGGCCAACGCACCTGTTTCAAACGGGATGACTACCCCACAACCGCCCGCAAGCGGTGGGATGGTCGTCAACTCGCTTGTCGGTGGGATCCTTTAGATGAAAGCGCGGTGCGATCTTTGTGCGCTTGGCTGTAAAGGTCGCCCGCACCAATCAAGAGGACCAGTAGTCGCTCGTCAATCGTCGCCAAGTCAATGGGCGATTGTCGGTGACTATCCAGCCAAAGGCGATTTGGCGAAAGGAGTAAGGAGATTCCCGTTTGCGGGAAATGAGGGTTTGCTGCTGAACTCGACGCTGGATGTATTGGGATATGCCAGAGTCGGGTTCAGTACGCATTACGCGCTCGCCTGTAGACCGCCGGAGGGTGACTATAAGAAGGCGATCATTCGATGGCGCAAGCGTAACCGCGAATTGATCGCGGAGGGTAAGGACGCGCTACCTCATCCGATCGAGTGCTGCAAGCCTCGCCTAGAGGCAGAGCTAAACGGTCGCACGCAGATTATCACGCTCGGCGGTGTTGCGCTCGAAGCGTTGACGGGTCTTCGAGGGGTGATGAACCACCAAGGGTGTTTGACGGAGATCAACGGACTTCAGGTAGTGCCTACCTTTTCGCCGTCCTTCATTAGACGCGCACCCCGTTGGACACCGATATTTCACCGCGCGATCCAGCGAGCCGTCCGATGGTTTTCGGGTGAGACGTTGTGGGAAGACCCCGAAATCATCGTCAACCCGCCGCTCACTGAAATTATGCAATTTATGCGTGAGTTAGAACGTCAGAGATTCGCCTGTTACGACACCGAAACGGACGGGCTTGAGGCTCTACTTTGTAACTTACGAACGATACAATTCGGAAACACAAAGAAGGTTATGATTGTCGCCCTACGCTCGGTCGAGGATTCTAGCCGTGAATATTATGCACAAAATATGCAGGATGAACTATGGGCTGTCTTGCGCTGGGGATTCTTGGAGTCCAATATCAAATGGATCGGGCATAATGCCGGGAAGTACGATCGGCAGGTCATGGAAGAGGCTTTTTACCGTAACGGTCGTGAGACTACGTTGGCTGATGTCTCACGCCTCTTAGAGCCGCGTCAAACGCCCCGCCTTGCTATCGACAGCCTTTTAATGCACCGAGTTGCAGATCCCGAGCTTCCGCACTCGCTAGGGTTCGTTGGCGGATACTACAGCGATGTCCACAATTGGAAGGCAGACCATACGGCGGTGCTGGCGCGTACCGATGCGGAGCTATGGCGGTACGGGGGGATTGACGTGGCGGTCAACGCTCGGATCGTCGAGCCGCTCGCACAACGTGTGCGGGAGAAGCAGCAGCAGACCGTCATGGAGTGGGATAGCAAGATGGTGAACGTGTGCGTAGGGATGCACAGGATCGGGATCCGCGTGGACCAAAAAGTCGCCCATGCTCACCGAAAGCGTCTTTTCGAGATTGAAGATATGTATGAAGACTTGGTGATGCAGCGTCTCGTTGCGCTCGGAAGGCTCGCTAAAGTGGGCTATCACTCGAAAGGCTCGAAGAAAGGGCAACCCTTGTTTAATCCTCGGAGCGGCGATCAAGTCGCGGATTTGCTCTTTGACAAGTGGGGCTTGTTACCTCCTGAAGACCTCAAGGAGAAAGAGATCTACACAGAGACGGGTGCACGCTCCACGTCCGATGCGGTGCTTCGTGCTCACCTTGCCGACAACCGACTAAGTGAAAGCCAGCGTGAAGTCATTGACGCAATTCGACGGTGTAAGCGAGCAAGAAAAGCACGCTCGACCTTCGTCGAACCGTTGCTTGTCGGTGACGGTCATTTGTGGGGTCCACCCCACGATACCCCGTCGTTCAATGTGCGCTGGCCACCACCGAAAAAACAGATTTGGAATGGCGAGTGTTTCCGCCATGAAGACCCACGTCTAGGTGTTTGGCCCGATGGTCGCCTACGAGTCGGCTGGAACGCTCATGTAACCACCGTGGGCCGTCTATCGTGCGGTGGGATGCCTTCCCGGTACAATCTTCAGACAGTACCGGCGAGCCTCCGAGATATGTTTATCCCGTCACCCGGTAATGTGTTCGTCGGTGCCGACCTCGATCAAGTGCACCTACGCATTATCGCCAGCCGATGGCATGTGAAAAGTCTGCTCGATGACTTCAGACTAGGACGCGACCCACACGCCACCTTTGCAGAGACTGTATTCGGCGACCGCTTCACCAAAGCACCCGGCTACCCTGAACCGGGCGGGAAGTTTAAGGGGATGGCGAAAGCACTCCGTAACCTTGGAAAGACGCTACGCTACACGGGAGCCTATGGCGCGAGCGTTGGAACCATCTACAAGACGATGACG